CTTCAAGCACTTTGAGCGTACTCCAATGTCTACAGGCATGGAAGCTGACTTCGACTCAGGCAACATGCGCTTTAAGGCTCGTGAGCGTTATAGCTTCGGTTATTCCGACCCACGCGCTGTGTTCGGTTCACCGGGCGCATAAATAACCCCTCCCTTGTTATCGTACTTGGGAATAGTAAGGGCGGCTCTTGTAGCCGCCCTTCGTTTATCGTATAATAGTTTCATCCCTGACAGTCGCATGGTGCGGCTGACATTAGCCACGACAGGAGTATAAAATGGCTCGTACAACTTTTTCAGGTCCAGTAAAGACAAACACTGCTTTCTGGTTGAACCCAATCCTTTTTGCAAACCTACCTACCGCTTCAGCAGACAACGAAGGGTACATCTACTATGTATCTGACGCTCTTAAGGCCGCTGAAACTGCGGGTAATGGTACAGGCAACGTGGTGTTTTCAGACGGTTCAAACTGGATTCGTGTAGATAACGGCGCAACAGCCGCTGCTTAATAGGAGGCTCTTATGGCTGGTCCAGTAAAAGCCTATAATTTCGACCAAGGCGATACCGCGGCAATTGTTGGCGCGGCACGTTCTCGTGTTCGTCAGGTTGTTATCTATGCCGCAGCCGCGGGTGCCTTCACATTAAAGAACGGTTCTGCCGCTGGTGAGGTTCTGCTACAGCAGAGCTTTGGCACAGGCAACCACGTTATGAACATTCCAGATGACGGCATTATCGCCACTGATGGGTGCTTCGTGGCAGCTTTAACAGGCACAAACAACAAACTAACAATCTTCTTGTCATAGGAGCTTGTTGTGGCTAATTTTCGTTCCATATCCCAGATAGGAACATCTGAGCCATTTGAACTTCAAGTGGCCAGGGGTCAAATCCCTGGCCATTCTCTTTTGCATAAATTTGGCGCTGTCCCAGCGATGTCTATAAACAACACAGGCACTGTATGGGATATTAATGATACCTTATACCCCTGGTCTGCTTTTGCGTCCGCGGGCACTTTGACCGTTGATAGGGCGAATGCTGGTGATGCAAATAAAATAATAACTATTGTCGGCCTTGACGCTAATTATAATCAAATTAGCGAAAATGTTACATTAACAGCGGCTACTGGAAACGCTACAACAAATTCATTCATTCGTGTGTATAGAGCGTATATGTATAATGGTTCCGCTACAAATGTTGGCAATATTGATATTAAAAAAAGCACAACAATTGTAGCTCGGATTACAGCAAACAAAGGCCAGACCCTGATGGGTGTATATACGGTTCCTTCTGGCTACACAGCTTACTTGACTCAGGGCGTTATGAGCGTTCAGTCAGGCGCGGATGCTACAGGTGATTTCTTTGTTAGGTACGGAGGCGAAACAGCATTTCGCATAGCACATACCTTTGAAGTGGCTTCTGCTGAATATTTTTACGCCTTTCACGCCCCATTTGCTCTCCCAGAAAAATCTGATGTTGATATCCGCGCTTCTGTCCGTAGCAATAACGCTAGATGTACAGCCGCGTTTGATGCTATTCTAATAAAAAACGAGGATTGGGCTAATGGCGCGTAAAAAAGAAAATCCTATTCGCAAGACCACTGGCAAGGGTGGCAATTACCGCAAGACAAAAGAGGGCGCGGGCATGACCAAGAAGGGAGTTGCTGCCTACCGCCGCGCAAACCCAGGCTCAAAGCTAAAAACAGCCGTGACAGGCAAAGTTAAAAAAGGTTCTGCTGCGGCAAAGCGCCGCAAGTCATTCTGCGCTCGTAGCGCGGGTCAAATGAAGAGGTTCCCGAAGGCAGCGAAGAATCCTAATAGCCGCTTGAGACAAGCTCGTAGAAGGTGGAAATGCTAATGGCTGATTTATCTACAGAGGACAGACAGTGGAAGTTTATATCATCAATGGAAGGTGACATTAAGGTTATATTTAATCGTCTTGATACGATTGAGAACAATCATTTGAAACACATGCAAGATGACTTGTCCCAACAAAGTCAGCGCTTGTGGATGATTTTAATGGTTGTATTCGCACAATTGTTTGCCATTTGTGGTGGTATGATTGTCTTGTGGGTAACAAGATAATGGCGATGGGGAGAGCGCAAATGTCGCAGCAAGTGTCAAAAGGCGGCTCAAAGAAAGACGCCTGCTATAAAAAAGTCAAAGCTCGTTACCGCGTATTTCCTTCAGCCTACGCATCTGGAGCGATTGCTAAGTGTCGTAAAGTTGGTGCTAAAAACTGGGGCAACAAATCTAAAGCTAAGAAGATGCGTGGCGGTGGTTGCGTAATGAAAGACAAGCCAACCAAAATGTATTAATGGGACGGATATGGCGGTTAGAAAATCAAAAGCTGGTGCTAATCTCAAACGGTGGTTCAAAGAAGAGTGGAAGGATGTCCGCACGGGGAAAGCATGTGGGCGTGGCAAGGGAGAAAAACGGGGTACTCCATATTGTCGCCCCAGCAAGAGGGTGTCTTCTAAAACACCTAAAACCTCCAAAGAGATGACGGCTGCGGAAAAACGTAGTAGGATATCACAAAAGAAGCGTTTGGGTCAGCCAGCAGGAAAGCCTCGCCGCGTTAAATCTTTAAAAAGAAAGAAAAAATAAATGGCAGTATCAGGCTCTACTAATTTTGAACTGGATGTAGCTGATTACATTGAAGAAGCTTTTGAGCGTTGCGGCTTGGAAGTTCGCAATGGCTATGACCTAAAAACAGCCAAACGCTCTATGAACCTTATGTTTGCAGAATGGGCAAATAGAGGTTTAAACCAATGGACTATCGAGCAAAGAACGCAGACTGTTACACAGGGAACAGCCGCGTATTTATTGGGTACCGATGTAATTGATGTGCTTTCTATGGCTGTCCGACAGGGCACAGGAACATCCCAAGCAGACATTAATATGAGCAGAATTGGTCGTGATGCATTTTTAAGTATTCCAAATAAAAACACACAGGCTCGACCAACTCAATTTTTTATTGATAGACAAATAATCCCAGAAATAAATGTATGGCCCACACCCAACAACAGCACAGATATTCTTGTGTTTGATGTGCTTACACGGATTGATGATGCCGACACAACAGCTAATACCCTAGCTGTTCCGTTTAGATTTTATCCATGTTTGGCTGCTGGTTTAGCGTATTACTTGGCTATTAAGAAAGCCCCCGATAAAGTAACAATGCTAAAGTCTTTTTACGAGGAAGAGCTTTCAAGGGCATTGGCTGAAGATAGAGACAGGGCGTCTTTTAACATATCACCTAACCTGCAAAACTATAGGGTGGGCTAATGGCTAGATTTGCGGCAGGCAAATATGCTTATGGCATATCAGACCGTTCTGGCTTCAGGTATCGTCTTTCTGACATGCGTATGGAGTGGAACGGCTTTCTAGTTGGTAAAGATGAGTGGGAGCCAAAGCACCCGCAATTAGAGCCAAAAAGAACGCCTACCGATGCCGAAGCTATTAGAAATTCTAGGCCAGACCGCGTAGAGCCTGCGGTAGAAAGTCTGCTGCGTCCAAATTCTTTTAAATCTGGCGCATCTGGCTCTGCTGTTATCACTGTTACTGAGCCGTCTCATGGAAGAACAACAGGAGACACTGTTAGATTTAGGGATGTTGTAGGGTTTGATGGGTTTACAAAAGCTGTCATAGAAGGCGCGTCAGGCTATACAATTACTGTTGTCAATGTTAATACTTATACATTCACTGCGTCTAGTGGAACGGCAACAGTGGGAAATGTAAAGGGTGGCGGCAAGATAGCCACCGCAGGGCCTGTTACGGTTTCTGCATAGGAGTTAGTTTATGTCATTTACATACACACAATTGCAGACTGCGATTCAGGATTTTGCAGAAAATACAGAAACCTCTTTTGTAAATAATTTACCTATTTTTATTCGCGCCGCTGAAGATAGAATATTTACGTTAGTTGATTTGGAGTTGTTTCGTAAGAATGCAACTTCTACACTAACAGCCAATGACCCATATTTAAGCGTTCCTGGTGATTATCTGGCGCCATATTCATTACAAATAACCACATCTGGAAGTGAGTCATTTCTTTTAATAAAAGACGTTAATTTTTTACAGCAGTTTAGTGCCGATTATGGCATTGATGCGCTTCCAAAATACTATGCTATATTCGATGTTGACAACTTTATCTTAGGGCCAACACCTGACCAAGCATATACAGTGGAGTTACATTATTATTATCGTCCAGCCAGCCTAACAGCAGGCGCGGGCGCGGGAACATCATGGTTGAGCGAAAATGCCCCCAGCGCTCTTCTTTACGGCTCACTTGTAGAAGCATATACTTATATGAAAGGTGAAGCTGATATGATGCAACTGTACGAACAAAGGTTCGCACAGGAAATTCAAAGACTGAAGGATTTGGCAGAAGCTAGAGAGAACAGTGATGCATATAGACGGGGCTTACCAGATAGGCCAAGAACTTAGGAGTTTGTAAGATGGCAACAAGTAACGCGGCAACCACATATCTGGAAAGACGCATCTTGGACTATCTGTTCAAGAATGACTCTCTTTCCTTTGCTTCACCAGGCAACAGCATTTATGTTGGTTTGGCTACCGCTGTAGGTAATGCTGAACATGGTAACTTAACAGAAGTTAGTGTAGATAGTGAAGATGCTAACTATACTCGCCAGCAAGTAACGGCAGCAGACTGGAAACAATCTGTTACCACATTGGCTGTAGCGGCTGGTGCTTCTGACACAGAACTGATTCTGACAGATGGCGAAGCCTTTCCAACTTCAGGCACAGTAACAATCAATGACGAAATCATCACATTTACAGGCAAGGATGGCTCTGCCACTGCCGATGTAAATGGTTCTGTTTCATCATCCACTAGCGTAACTGTAGACGGCAACAGCGGCACAATCACCGTTGGCATGGTTGTAACAGGTACAGGTATCTCTGGTACAGTTCGTGTAGCTACTGTGACATCACAGACTTCACTTGTGCTGGATACTGCTGTTACACTGGCTGATGACACGGCTCTGACATTTGATGGTACAAACACTTTGACAGGTTGTACTCGTGGTACGTCAAGCACAACTGCCGCGTCACACAGCATTTCTGACACAGTGATTTCTGACCAGCAGTTAATTAAGAACGACAATAACATCGAGTATTCTGCATCAAGTGGTATTGCTAGCTACACTGTGACCCACGCTTTCATTGCTGACGCAAACATTGCAACAGCCGATGTAAACGGTGCGGTTACTTCTTCTACAAGCGTAGCTCTTGACGGTAATGTTGGGACGATTGCTGTGGGTGATGTGGTTCTTAACACAGGCGCATCAGGGATTGTTCGTGTGGCTACAGTAACCTCGCAGAACGCGATTGTTCTGGACACTGCTGTAACTATTGCAGACGATACCAAGCTAACTTTTGACGGGTCTAACATTCTGTTCATTGGTGCGCTGGATGCGAACAAGACAATCGCTACGGGTGATATCTTCCGTATTAACGCAACTAACTTGAGTGTTGAGTTGAAGTAATGGCACTGGTTATCAAAGACCGTATTAAAGAAACAAGCACTACCACGGGCACGGGCACATATACACTGGCTGGTGCTATTGGTACTTCGTTTGATGCGTTTTCAACAATAGGTGATGGCAACACCACCTATTACGCATGTTCTGACGGTACGGACTTTGAGGTTGGTTTAGGCACATATACCTTGTCTGGCACGACCTTATCCAGAGACACGATATTTGAGAGCAGCAGCACAAAGATTACCGCCGATGTAGATGGTGCGGTGTCTGCTTCTACCTCAGTGACTGTGGATAATGTACAGGGCGGGACGTTGACAGTGGGTCAGCGCGTCAGAGGCACTGGTATTACAGGAGTAGTCACAATAGCTACTGTAAACAGCCAGACAAGTATTGTGTTAGACACCGCCGTTACGTTAGCGGATGACACTGCGCTTACAATAGGTGATGAGAAGATAAACTGGACGGCGGGAACTCGTACAATATTCTGTACAATGCCTGCTGAAAAAATGATTTATAATGATGCCAGCGGTACGGCTGTAAACTTTACAGAGCAAGACCCGCAGGCTTTAGCATTTGCGATAGCATTAGGATAGTGACATGGCGAACTCGTTTAAGACAGTTACAGATACAGCAGTAGGGACGAGTGCCGCTACCATATACACCTGCCCTGCCGCTACAGAAACAACAATTATCGGCTTGAATGTGGCAAACATTCTATCTGTTTCCATTACCGTGGACGTTCAGCTAGAGAACAATGATGGCGACAATGTGTATCTCGTGAAGGATGCAATCGTTCCTGTTGGTTCTGCTTTGGTGGCTGTTGGTGGCGACCAGAAGATTGTGATGAACGCATCAGATGTATTGAAGGTTACAGCATCACAGACATCTGCCGCTGATGTAACAATGAGTATCCTGGAGATTAGCTAATGGCTTTATCTACCATTGACACAAACCAGTTCAAGAACGGTGGTATTAAGAACGAGGATATGTTGGCTAGCACAACTACCAATCCTTTTCGTACCAACGCTACAAGCATTGATACCGCGCTGACTGTTTCGTCAACGGAGAACGCTGGTGCGTTTGGGCCTATAACTATTTCTGCAACGATTACTGTTGATGGAGTGCTAACCGTTGTCTAGTAAGATACTTGTAGATGAATTAGCTGGTAAGACCGCCGCAGGTAATATTACTATTACCAGTGAAGGCGGTGCTGCGACTATGCAGTTACAGCAGGGGGTGGCGAAGCAGTGGTGTAATTTTGTAGGCTCTAGCGCATCTGTAAATGATTCATTTAACACTGCCTCTGTTACTGATAACGGCACTGGTGATTTTTCCCCGCAGTTAACTAACAGCATGAGTAATGCAAATTATAATGTTGCTTGCATGATTAAGCCTACAAGCGCTCAAAGCGCTCAAAATTTAGGCAGATGTGGCAACATCAGATATAACGAAAGTCCAACTACTAGTGGTTATAGAGTTATTACAGTGACTACAGCAAGCAACCCTGAAGATAACGACAAAACTATGACTACTGTTCACGGAGACCTCGCATAATGGTTGGTATTGTAAAAGTAGATACATTACAGAACAACGCTGGCACGAGTTCCGTGGACATGGATTATGTGGTCAATGGTAGTGCGAAGGCTTGGGTTAATTTTAATGGGACTGGTACTATTGCGGCTCGTGACAGCTTAAACTTGAGCAGTTTAACAGATTCGGGAACAGGTCTTTACATCGTAAATCATACGAGTTCAATGTCCGATGCCAATTACAGTGCTGTATCTGGTGGTTCAAGAGATGACCCAGAGAGCAGTCGGTGTTTTCCGCAAAACTTATATACCTTTGCTTCTGGCAGTTATAAAATAGCTACACATAATGACGGTTCTACAAGTGTGGATTGGACAATTATCACTCAGTCTGTTAACGGAGACCTAGCATAATGGCATCAGAAATGTATGTAGATACAATTGCTGCCAGCGATGGCACCAGCCCTGCTACTCTTACGAAGCAGAGTGCGGCAAAGGCTTGGATTACATACAATATGTCAACTGCCGCTGTTTCAGATAGCCTTAATATTAGCAGTATAACTGACAATTCTACTGGTCAATTTTATGTAGATAAAACCAATGCTTTCTCTAACATAAACCATTCTATAACTGGTTCTCACAGTATTACTGCGGCTGGCGGTGATGCTTGGACTAGC